ACTTCTTGCCTTGATAGTATTTTTCCAGTTCATTCAGATATCTAGTCAATGTCCCGAGTTGTTCTGTGTTAACCTTGCTGATATCTACTGAGTAACCAATTTTCTTTTCCGTAATCTGGTCAAAGAAATTTTTGCTTTCAAGTTTAGCCATCTTAGCAATTTCATCAGATCGTTTTTGCAAAGCTTCTTGTTGCGATTTTGTAATTGGCTTAGGTGTTGCTTGCTTAACTTGCTCGGTATATTCATCCGAATCTGCATCCTTGGTATCATCAATCTGATAAAGTCCGTTCATTGCATATTTACGGGCATAAGATGAAGCTGTTCCTGTTATTTGAGATTCATCCATTCCCTTTTTAGCCAGTGGTTCTCTAGCGTAAGCTGTTGCGATTTCTTCTTCCCCTGTTTTTACATCTTTGATAGATGCGGTCGCTTTAATGTAATGCCAATCGCCTATCATAACTGGTTCATCAGAAAGTTTAGGTACCAAGCCGTAATTGTTTGCCAGCGGCTTTACTGCTTCCAGAATATCTTCGGCACTTCTATAGTTGTATTTACCAAAATTATTTCTTTGACTCTTGGGAGCTTTCAATTCTGTTATCAAAAGAGATACTCTCTCTAGAAATGTTCGTTCTTTATCGCTCACTTAAATTCCTCCAGTCTTTGATCTAACCAATCTTCTCCACTAACAATCTTTAATTCATTCATAAGTAATGACGATGGTCCGAATTCCTCAATCATGCTTAGAAAGTTTTCTTGCTGTAAAACAAACTTAGTACGTGTCAGTCCGGTCTTTCTGTAGCCTATAAACAACCAGTCCGCTGAGTGAACGGGCGTTTCGTTGTCGTCTTCGTTCCAATGCGCCGATGGATCAACTTCTTCTTGTGATTCCTCAGAATGGATATTTGGGAATACATGGCTGCATTCGTCTTGCATCAGGTTGTCGTAATCTGTTGCGATATAATCTGACATCTTCCCACTCCTCTTTATTTGTGGTAAACTTAGGTAAATATTTTTTGTTTTCTGACTGACTATAGCTTGCCGGCTAGTCGGTCTTTTTTGTCTTTCACAAGAAATTTAGTTAAATGCTGTAGAAGTGTAAAAATTTGAAAATCATTTAAATAGATGGCCACTGTTTCTTTGTCTTGCTCGTTTTGAACAATCAGCATTAAATCAGCATCCAATTTGTGTAATGATAATTCAGAATGGTTTCTCTGAATGCTGTCTTTGATTCTTATAATTTCAGTCAATTTGAATTCACCTCAAAATCCTAATAAGTAAGATAAGTAAAGTAATGCAAAAGAAATTGCTACTCCGACAAGCCCCGCTAAAAAGATTAGAAGAATCTGAATTCCCAAATGCAAGTCACTGTTTGTTAGTTTTGCTATTGCCAGAGAGATACATAATTGTGGTGGCACATATCCTAGCAAGAGGTACAAGACAGTTTCTAGTACTTCCATTTATAACCCTCTCCATTTCTTCATTCGCTCAATATTCTGCTTTGCTAAAATAAATGGTTTCTCATATTTATAACCACGATCAGCAATGATTTTTCCGATACGTAGCGCTTCAGCTCTAGTCATGCTACTTAACCCCCATAATCCAAATCAGTGTTAACAAAAGTACAATGTTTAAACCAATACTCAAATATGAAATCGCTTGAAGTTGTCGTGCTTTGTAAAAGTGATTTCTATTTAGACTGGCTAACCATTTTTTATTCATTCCTTCACTCCTTTACTAGCTCGTAATCGTCAGGTTTGTAAGCCCAATACCTCCACTCACCGTTCATGCTGCAATGTACTCCGACGGCCTCGCCTACATATACTTCTTTTACATCATAAATTTTCCCTATATGTTCTTCTCCACCTATATATCCACCGTCCGTTATTATCCGAATGCAATCACCGACTTTGACTTTTGAAAAATACCTTTTAACCAAATCCAATACTTCGCCTTCCGTGTGGACTGTGTGTGTTGTGGTGCCGTCTGTGAATGTTACTGTTATCATTTCCCCAACTCCCCTACTTTTTGATCCGTATACTGCCGTAACTCGCTCACACGCTGTTCTAGCTGCTCCTTGTCGTTTTGCACCGTGTTCAACTGTTGGCGCAAGCTATCGGCTTCCTGTTGCTTTGTAGCGATCTCCTGTTGCTTTTGCTCGATTTCTCGTTGCTTGGCTTCAATTTCCTTCTGCTTATCCGATTTGATTTGCTCAATTTCGGCTTTCAGCTGCTCCTGTGTGCGAGTGTTGTTGGATAGCTGTGATTCGAGTTCTGACACACGTTGCGATTTGGTTTGTCCGTATTGTAGGACTGTGTTGAAGTTTGCCTTGATCGTGTCCAAATCCTGAAATGCGTTGCTTGCCGCGTAGCCGATAACTCCGCTACCTAGTGCTAGTCCGATGATTGCTGTTGTTTTTGCTAATTTGTTTTTCAATGTGTTTGCTCCTTTGGTATAATTTACTTTGATCAAAACTCTGTTGCTACATTTATTTTGGATCCTAAACTTAAGTTAATTTCATCCATAGATGAACCATAGCTAAGTATTCCTTCACCCGTCTGCGGATCATATTCTATTTTCGATTCTGGATGTTTGCGTTTAGTCTGCTCCTTGCTACTCACAATAGTTTGGAGCATTTTTCCTATTTCTTCTGGAGTTGCTTTGATTGTGATTTCCATTTTGGTTCCTCCTCCTATTCATTCGGGAAACTAGCAAATAGTCTTTTCAAAAAAGGTCTTATTTTTTCAGCATCAACAATCCATTTTGACTTAGTGTTCCCCCCAGCCTTCTTTGCGATTCCATTTTTCTGAACGTATGGATCATTAATGATATGTTCCATGATCCATTTTCTTTCGTGTCTCGTAATTTCTTCCAAATCTGGAATTGTAAGCCATTCTGGTTTCAAACGTTCATCATACAATTGCTGCAAATATTCTTTGGCAAACTTCTCAAGCCAATCATTATCCGCAACGATTTCAATTCGAGGTTGTTCAATCATTACTTGCCCTCCCCGTTCGAATTCTTCATTTTTTCTAATTCAGCGAGTGATATCCCTAGATCGTCAGCGATAATTTGGCGATACTTTCTAGCATTTTCACCGTTTTGAATTCCTGCGATTACTTGCTTTGTGTAGACAATTGATTTACCGCCGATCAGATCCGCCAAGTACTTTAAAGTCTTGCCTTCGCGGTTTCGTTTGATTTCTACAATTTCAGCAAAATCAGTGATAATCATAATATTCTCCTTCCTAAATAATTTTTAAGCTAATACCAAAGAAAGTAGTTGACGCTAGTTAACTTTTAAGCTATCATAAGTACATAGTTAAATAAGCGCACAAATAGCTCTATATTAATGATTCAAAGTTTGGCGACCACGAATAATTAATTAACATGAGTTTTTTCGTTGTACTTGTTAGCTTTAATATTAGCTTATGAACACAGTATAATAGCTTTTAAGTCATTTGTCAAACTAAAATAGCTTAAAAGTTAATATATTTTTTCGTAAGCACTAGAAAGGTTGATATAAGTGAGTTTAGTACAAAATATCAAACGACTTGCGGACGAGAAAAATGTTACTTTTGCTGAAATCGAAAGAAAAGTTGGTCTCTCTAATGGACAAATCAGAAGGTGGGATAAAGCATCTCCTAAAGTTGAAAACGTACAAAAAGTTGCTGATTTTTTTGGAGCATCTATTGATGATTTATTAGAAAGGAAGGATATTTCAAAAGAAGAGACTGAATTAAGAGCCGCTTTAAAAAATGTGCTTTCGTTTGACGGCGAAGAAATGACTGAAAGCGATAAAGAAGCAATAATTGCTTATATGATGGGCCGTAAAGGTAAATAATGAGGTGATTTTGTGAACGAGCTGCGAAGCCAATTGGATGAACTCGGAGTCAAAATAGTAGTTAAAGAAATGGAAAAAAACGGATATTATGTTCCTGCGTGGAAAATCATTTTTGTAAATCAGAAATTATCTGACGACGAGATGAAAAGAGTGATAGTTCACGAGATGAAACATGTAATTGACCACGAAGACTACGTCGCTCTCTATAAGAATTTTGTTGCTCATTCTAAGATGGAAAACGAAGCAAACAATTTTATGGTCAACTATATAATTAATGAGAATGATGGTTTTTATAATTATAGTCAGGTTATAGAAACTTTCGACATTGGTATGGGATACGACATTAATTATTTCAAATAAAAGCACGCCCCTCTTTCTTGGCGGTCAGAAGGCGTGCAGAGCAATAAACATATAGGCTTATTTGCTATGCCTATTTTATCAAATATTAGGAGTTGGTACAATATGGCAAACATTAAAGAAGTAGCTAAAGATAATTGGCGTTACCGAGTTCGCTATAAGAAAAACGGAGTATACAGGGAAGTTGCCAAACAAGGTTTTAAAACAGAAAAAGAAGCATTGGCAGCATCTATCGAGGTTGAAAATAGGATAAAAAAGGGGAAGGCCTTATACAACGAATCCATGCTCGTGGGGGACTATTTAAAGATGTGGATTGATCTGAAAGCACGGACTGTCAAACAGTCAACTTTATATAGAATAAAAAAATCTATTCGTTTGTACATCCTTCCACGATTCGAGTTTTACAAACTTACCGAAATCACAAGACTTGAATGTATAACATGGATCAACGAACTTTGCGATCACTTAAATGTAGACTCTGTCAAATCCTATGTTGCCCCTTTCAATAGCGCGCTCGAGGATGCGGTTGTAGAATACCAGTTACTAGAATCCAATCCGATGAAAAATATAAAGTATCCTAAATCACACAAAAACAAAAAAGAAATAAAATTCTTTGAAAAAGATGATTTGGTTTATTTTTTAGACATCAGCAAAAGTCATGCGGAAGAAAATGATTTTATGGACTACCTTTATTTTGTGCTATCTACACTCTTATCACGAACTGGTTTGAGACTAGGAGAAGCTTCTGCGTTGAAATGGGATGATTGGAACAGAAATAAAATAGAAATAAACAAAACTTTGTATCGTGAGGGAAAAACCGACTATATAAACCCTCCAAAAACACAATCAAGCTATAGAAAAATTGTAATTGACAGATATCTGATCGAATTATTAAAGAATTTCAAAATTAAAAAAAATGAGCTAGCCCTTGCTTCATCCAAAAACATACCTAATCAAGAGTATGTATTTACAGATGAACGCGGAGACTTTATCAAGCAGTCGAATTATAGAACCTACTTTTATAAAATGTGCGATTTAGCCGAGTTACCTCGTCTCTCACCTCATGCATTAAGACATTCTCATGCAGTACACTTGCTTGAAAGTGGATCTAACATCAAATATGTATCGGAACGATTAGGACACTCTTCGATAAATATGACCGCAAACGTGTATCTTCATGTTTCTAAGAAAATGGAAACTGAAGCTATATCTATGTATGAACGTTATTTCTAAAATAAATTCTATTTTCATGTGGATGTTTTGTGGATGAAAAAGCTAAAAAGGAGCTTTTTATGTTGGTTTGAAGGGTTTTAATGGAATATAAACGTTTTGGTTGATGAACCGCGGTGCGCTTCGCACAAGTACTTATTATACACAAGAATATTGTTTTATCAACCTTTCCATATATATTGCCATCTTTTTGTTTTCCGTTTTTTGTATTAATTTGGAGAAACTGTGTGGATGTTTTGTGGATGAAACTATTAAAAATGGTGTTATTTAATTTCTTTAATGGTTTTGCTTAGTGAAACACTATCGTTTTTGTTTACAAAGTATGACTCTTTTCTGATACAATGAAGCTATAAAATTAACGAAAAGAGGAACGTGTATGGGTTTGTTTAGCAGCAAAGCGGATAAAGAAAAGGCAAAGATTGAAAAAGCGAATCGTAAAGCTGAAAACGAAAAAATACTAGAATACTTTAAGAACCATAGTGACTACAAAGTTGGCGATATGTTTTTTGATGATAAACATGGAAAATTATTTATAAAGAAATCTTTTACCATGAACAGATCACAAGCTGTATACAATTACGATGAGTTAATTAGCTACACGCCTATTTTTGAAGGTGGTAAAATCAAAAAACATCATGGTATTACACGTGCAATTGTTGGCGGCGTTTTAGCTGGTCCTGTTGGTGCTGTTGTAGGAGCTGGAACTGGCGGGAAAGAATTTGATACCATTAAGCGATTAGGCTTCATCCTTCACCTTACTGACAATCGCTCTCAAAACTATATGCTTATGATTTCAGAATCAAAATCAGATAGTTTCCTTACGAAGTCGGCGATGGAAGATTACAACAACATAGCTGCTAAACTGGATCAAATAATTTATTCAAATACTCAAGGGTCTGCATCTGCCGACAGCAATGCAGATGAGTTGAGAAAATTCAAAGGCCTTCTTGATGATGGAATTATTTCTCAAGCAGAATTTGATGAAAAGAAAAAAGAATTATTGGGATTATAAAAGGAGAACATTATGAAAAAAATCAGTTGGTTACTTTTTGTTGGTATGTTCCTATTGGTTGGTTGTTCTAATGAAAAAACTGTTACGAATAGCTCCTCATCTAGTTCAAGTACTGTTGAATCATCTTCAACTGTTGAATCAACGACGCAGACAACTAAAGAGGAAACTTCGCAAGAAGAATCTAGCACTATAGAATCGATTTCATCTACTCAAGCTAGTTCGTCGGAAATCGTTTACGAAGAATCAAGTGCTACTCAGCAAAATGCTGCCCCTGCTTACAGTGAACCAAGCTCAGAAGCTGAAGAACAACCACAGAATAGCGTTGCTGTAGTTGATCCTCAAGCAGGTGTTGCCGAATATACAATCGTTCAAAAAGGCGAAACTCCAGAAATGATTGCTCAAAGAAGTGGTATTTCAGTAGATCAATTCTTTGAGTTAAATGGATTCACGCCTGATTACTATATGCTTTATCCCGGAGATCAAGTCAGGGTTAAATAAACTAAGTCTGCATAGCAGGCTTTTTTCTTTACCTTTTGTTCGCTTTACAACAAGAACAAACGTTCGTATAATTCTTGCAAGGAGTGATTGATATGCAAATACCACATGCGCACCAACGGACATATGCTTTTGAACGCTACTATTATGAATTCATCGAACGAATGGGCCCAGCGCACTTACTTTACGATCAGTTTGTTCGGACGATGGAGAACTTTGGAAAACCCTATTTTACCGTGCCATCAAGCTATAGTGGTTACCCAGAAGAATTAGCCTATGTATTTAAGAAAGATGGAGAAAACTATCTATTTGATCACGTTAGGACTCAAGATAAGATTCTTCGAAAATACGACCCTAACACAAAGTATAAACCCGGTGGCAATTGAAATGAATCTTATTGCTCAATATGAACAAGGCTACTTATCCCTTTCTGATTTCGTATATGAATTCCCGGACAGTATTTCAGAGTCACAGGAAGCTTTATACGGCGAAAAATGTGTCGAGTTTTATGTTGCTGTCACTTTATGTAAAACGGATTGTCGCTATTATGTACAAGCTTACGGAGGCGATTGTTATGAAAACGATGAAAGGCTGTGTATCGAAGATACGCGTGTTGAAGATGAGCAAGACCCCTTTGGTTCGTTTCTCGCTAAATAATGTAAACTGCTTGATTGCTACACATAGTTTGAACTTCTTGGCCGATGTTGATGAGAACATGCAGGTTGTGGTGGCTGGTGAGTATAACCAGCGGAAACAGTTTGTTGTGAAAAAATATAGTGTTCTTGGCAAAACGAAGATCATGATTGAATTCGAAGCAATGAAAAAGGCCCCCTACTCCAAAGAGTAAGGGGTATTTGTTTATACTACTGCTGAGTATCTACGGTTTCCAGAAGCACCAATCCAACTTAACCATACGTATCCACTGGCAACTACTTTAGAATCATAGTTAACTGTTTGACCGGCAGACCACATCCCAACATTCGCTGAAGAAGTAGATGCGCTAGCACGAATAATAGTGTTGACAGTAAATTTGTAACTTCCTTTATTCGGCAAATTCGCACCTTTCAATGATGTACCACTATTCGAATTGCTTGAACTACCGCTGGATGCAGATTCTAGGTCTTGCCCCAGTACCCAAGAGTTTATACCTTCTAACAGAAAAGCGTATTTAGATCGTGATTGATTCACTTCTTTAACTTGCTTCACTTTGTAAGTCGAGCCTTTTACAAAGCTAGCGATTGACTGTCCTGTCTGATAATGAGTAGCACTAGTCTTCACTTTAACAGATGAACCAACAGCGTATTTGGTTGTCACGGTGGAAGTTGACGATCCAGAATTATTATTCGATGTGCTGTCTCCGTTGTAATATTTTTTGATTTGATCCACGAAATATTGTTTGATAGCTGCTACACCTTTTCCATGCAAATCCCACGCTCTGTGAGGACACGATGTAGAACTCAGTTCACGATGTAACGGAAAAACAGCTGAAGCAGGATTCAAACCATACTTCTTACATAAATCGGCAGCTAACTTAAATGCTTTTTGTTCATTCGCAAGATACGTGGATTCATTCCCCATGGATTGACATACTTCAATCCCCAAGTAATTAGCATTACCTTTACTGTTGCCTGTATGCCACGCCTTGTTGCTGTCCTTCTCAGCTTGGTATGTTCCATCGCTAGCAACGTAGTAATGAGCAAACCCTAAAGAAGGCGTATGACTTTCTAGCCAGTTTTTATAAAATGCTGCAGTTGCACCTTGGCTTCCGGCATCATTATGCAAAACGATTGCTGTCGGGTTTGATCCACGAGCACCTGCAATTCCTGAATAACTTACTACCATTTATTCCACCTCCACTAATTTGTGATTTGGCAATGACAACATATGACCTTCTAATTCAATCTTGGTAAAGATTTCGTTTGATCTTAAAACTTTGTATTTTCCTGTTAAGTAAAAGAAATCCCCAACTTGAAAACCGTCAAATTCTTTAGAAAGTCCATCCGATGTAACCTCTTTAAAACCATTTTCTTCGTATCGATCGACTGTCTCTGTTTCTCCTTTTTCGAATGGATCTAACTGGACATATTCTTCTCCAACTTCTTTTACTTGTAACTTTCCGAGTACAGTTACATAAGAACCTTCTTTAAACATTGTTCTTCCTCCTTTAGATATAGAAAAAGAGCGGCTTATTCAGCCACTCCTTGGTCAACGCCATCTTTCATCCCTTTTACCGCTGATTCGATTAATAGATTCAGCTCGTCTTCAGTGAACTTGATGCCATTCTTATTAAATAAGTCTACTAACTGAGCTTTTGCTTCTTGCAACTTAGCATCTCCATTTGCTTCTGCGTAAACTTGCTGAACTGCTGATACAACAATCGCCACATAGTTCTTCTTGCCTTCCAACTGAGCTAAGACACCTTTCTTCTTCAAATACTCTGAACCCTTTTGGCCAATAAATGCTGCCACCAAGCCAA